AAGCCATTCAAACGGTCCATATAAATGGAATAGGAAGGGGACATAATCAGTCAATCCTTTCTTGGCTCCTGAGGGAACAACTCTCAGGGCATTAACCAAATAACAATGACCGCAAAAACACCTGCAATCATCACCCAGCTCATGTTCTTCGCTAGGTACTGAACCAGTCATGGTAGGTTAAGACTGACCTTGAAGAAGGTTAGCAACCTTTGTGGTGTCAACGGTTACCGCACCGCCAACCAAATCACCAATGATAGCAATACCATTGTTGACATCAGTTTGGATGAAGTCACCGTTAAGAGGGTAAGCAATTGAAAGATTGATTACCATCTTGCTTGGGATCCCAGCAACCGACAACTTATCTTGAGTCAACGACACAAGAGTACGTCGAATGCGGGCACTACCTTTCCCAGTAACCTGTTGTTTTATGGTTAACAGGCGAGGGGTAGTAGGCGACGAAGCGACATCTACGCGAACAGTCCCAGAGGGGTCGCCAGCCGACTTGGCTGCGATAACCGATTGGATTGGGAAAGTGACGTCAGCCGCGGCCGCGTCCTTCAAGACTAATGGGTCTGCTAATGACATTTAAGCCTCCGTAATGTGGCTTGGACTTACTTCAATACCTTCGATAAAGGTATCGCAAGTGCAAGCTTCTGCTGAGTGTCTGTAAGCTGGGAGAAATCAATTGCTCCCAGAGTAAAAGGTAGACCGTCTAATCGTGTATAACGATCGACTACTACTGTTTGCATCAAATTATTGGTAACAGGACCGTAGAAATTCTCTACGCTAAAATCGATAAGGTACCTCTCATGAACTGAAGAAGTAACCTCAGAGATTATCCAGTCACCAGTAAATGGTTGAACAGCGGCTCTCTCGAGCCAACTACCGAAAGGACCCACCCAATCAAGCATAAAACTAAAAGGAATTGCATTCCAAACAGCTTTAGCGGGATTGTTTAGTCCAAGAGTAGCGTAGACAGACCGAAGTCCACTAAGCGCATCATTAACATCTGCCAGGTTATGGTAGAGCCTCCAAGTGGAGGTGAATTTACATTCATATGAGCGCAAAATGTAGTGATGCTTACTTGCCCCGAAAGATAAAGTCAGGACATCCTGGCCAACATTCGGATGGGTATAACAATCATCTTTTTCAAAATGAATTGTTGTACTAGATTTATTCGTCTTACGAAGAAAGTCTAGACGTTTATAAGCATTTTCACCGACCTTAGTAAGGGTCTGCAAATCACCTATAAACGGAGCCCATTGAAAGTTCCATGACAAGAAAGTATCTACTCCAGACTTAGCGACAACCTTAGGTAACGACTTTTTATGTTTCGTGACTAGGTTAGCATGCCGCGCTAAAGAATCATCCTTTAACAGCTTAGGAATTTTTGATAAGGACTTACCAAGTTCCTTAAAATCCTTAAGCTCGAACAAAAAGTTCAAAAGGGAGATCTTAGCCGGGACTTGTGTGATCTGCTTGTTAAAGGCTTGAACACACAA